GACCAAAGTTACCAAATGATGAGTTTGAGTTTGTAAGGTCACACTGTCCACCTGATGCCACTGAGATACCAACGTCACATCCAATCGTAAAGATAGAAACCAACTGAGCATATCCATTATTTGTAATTGAAACACCAATACCAGCTTCATTATATTGTGTATATGAATCACAAACCATTGACTTCAAATCTTGACCTAAATCATTTGTACCTGTGTAAGCAGCGTTTGCATGATCACCATTTATCTTCATACCAATACTACCAGTCATAAAGTTTGTACAGTTTCTTACATAAGGCGATCTCCATCTACCACCTTGTGATGGATCTGCTGGATTTGCACCTTGGTTTGCTGGTCCTAGTGCAGTAAATCCTGAAACTGCCTGAAAATCTGTTCCAGCATTCACACTTGCCTGAGTTGGTGGAAATGCTACACCACCACAATTAGGGTGATTAGTAGTAATAGAGGCACCAGCAAAACTTAAGTTTTCAATTAAACATCCCCTTCTAACGTGGAATACATCTCTATTTGCATTACTAGGAACAACTGTGACTAATCTTAAATCTTCACCACTTATTGCAACATCAGTTCTTAATCCAACGGGATTATTTTCAATATAAACACCAGATCTTACCTTAATTGTATCACCTTCTTGGGCAACAGCCGCAGCAGCAGCGATAGTGAATTTTGCATCACCTTCTAATAATCCACTGTTTGTATCACATCCATTCTTTGTAACCCAAAGGGTTCTCTTTGTTTGTACACCAGATGGTCTCCAAGATACACCTGTTCCAACTGATGATAAACGATAATCAGTCTTACAAACTCCAACACCATTTGCATTGTTGATGTCAAGTAGTTGTGCATCAAGTTCTAAGTTGCCCTCAACTTTTACATTCTGACCTACATTTAAATTTTTAACGATGCCAACACCACCATCAACAACAACTGCACCAGTGGTAGTGGATGTAGATTGAGTAACATCATTAACATCTAATCTACCAGCGAAAGTTCCAGTTCCTCCAGAATTAAAATTACCAGCGAGACCAAGACCACCATCTATAACAGCCGCACCAGTTGTTGAACTTGTTGATTGAGTTGTATCATCAACATCCAGTCTACCAGCAATAACTCCCGAACCACCAATATTGAGATTTTTTTCAATACCAACTCCACCATCAACAACTAATGCTCCAGAATTTATATCTGTGCTTTCAGTTGTTCCTTGGATCTTTGTGTCATCACCAACAAATAATTTCTTTACAATGCCTACACCACCATCAATCTGGACTGAACCAGTATTAGGACTTGATGAGTCTGCTACATCATTAAAAGTTGCTGAACCATCAACATCTAGAGAACTGTTAAGTGAGGTAGCTCCATCAACACTTAATTGATTATCAAAGGTAACACTACCAGAAGCGTGGAGTGTTCCATTGATGTCAAGTTGAAATTGTGGATTATTTTCATTGATACCTACTCTTGACATACGGTAGATATGCGAATCAGCACCACCAGTACCAGTGTATCCCCAGAAATCTTGAGTGAATATTGTCGCTAATCCAACTGGTGTATTTGGATTTGCTGCTGTTGGTATAAGATTATCTGTACCTGTTCCTAAACTATTTTTCTGTACAAAATTAATTGTAGTAAATGATTGTGCTGTACCAACAGAAGGAACATCTGTACCTTCATCTTGTATAAAAATACCTTCTGAAAATTCTGGTTCGATTGATACCCATCTAATACCAGTGCTATCTCTCTTTAAGAAAAAGTTATTTGCACCAGGTGAACCAGATGAGTCGTATATATTTCTACCTATCCTGATACTTCCATCAAAGTCTGCTACTAATTTACCATTAACTGCATTGTTTATACCAAAACTACCTGGATTTGTAGTACCAACTCCAAAAGTTCCTAATCCAGTAACAACTACAGACTCATCTCCCGAATTTATATGAAATCTTTGAAGAGGATTTTTTCTGAATATACCAACACGACGATCATCAGTTATTATAAATTCACCATCACTTACCTCAAGTAAACCAGCAGGTTGTGTAGTTCCAATACCAACTCTACCTCCAACTTGACCTTCATCAGCATTAGTTGAAGATATTGCAACAAATACAGTTCCAGCAGCACCAACATTATGTCGATGATATACCGTAAGGTAATCCATGTCCACTGGTGCGATGAAAGTAGATAGTCCAGAGACAAAAAGATCATTGTTTATAGCTACATCTTCAAATACAATTCTCTCATCACCGAATACATCACTTGGTTCTATGTTTGCATATAATTTTCCATAAATGTATACGTCATTCGTAAACTCAGTTACTAAACTAAATTGATTTGCCTCTTCTCCATATTCAGGACTTTCAACTGGTCCGTTCTTGAAATTTGGCATTAACCAAACCCTCCAAAATTACTGAGTGCATCTGATAAAGCACTTTTTGCTTGATTTGCTTGTGCTGATAATCCACTTGTGTCAATATTTCCAGCGATGTCTTTTAAATCAGTTTTTGCTTTTGATGACAATTCAGATGCAACTGATCCTATATCACCACCCGTAAATGCATTTGAAATAGCACCTTGACCAACTTTTGTTCCTCTAAAAACTAAACCACCAAAAGTAACATTTCTTGGTGCTAAGTTTCCCGTCATTGCATTTGTATTTAAGTTTGGTGTGTCAAAAAATATACTACTACTACCTTTTATTCTTACATTCTTTGATGATAGTATATTGATATTTTCATCAGCATCAATCGTTATGTTTGAACCTTTAATTAGTATATTACCATCCTTCATCGCTGTGATTGACACATCACCATTTTTTCCTACAATATTTACGCAAGTTCCACCATCTTTTGTATTACCACCTGATATTGTAATCGTATCATCGTTAAAGAGGTTCATCTGACCATCCTCAGTCATTCCCCAATGAGCAGTCTGGTTGTTTTGCTCCATCTGTTGGCCAAAGACTGTACCTCCTCCAAACCCGTAAGTAGGATTACCTGTTTGGAATTTGAAATTAGGTTTCTCATCAAAATCCCATAACGACCAATTTTGTAAGTCTTCGGGTCTAGTTGCCATATTTACTTCTTTTTACCTATTTATTTACATTTTAAGATAAGAGATGAACACCGAATTGACCTCTTGTAATAGCACCACCAAAGTTTGTACTAATATTCTCAAACTCTAATTCAAGATAATCAGTTGCAGTAAGATTAAGAAATATTGAAAAACTCCAGAAAAATTCTTGGTTATTTGAACTTCCTAATGAATTCATAGCGTAAGCTTTTACACCTGGATAGGATGATCCGTTTCTCATTACTTGTAATCGCACACCATCACCACCATCAGCAGTGGTATAATTTCCACCCGATGCCATACCATTTACCAAGTATATTCCTGAAACTGGAACTTCCACTCTACTATTATTATTAGATAAGGTCATCCCTCCCTGATTTATATGGACATCTGAAAATTCAAGAGGTGTGGCTTCGGTGCTATTTCCAAAACTTGATACATTACTAATAGTATATAATTGAACACAAGGTTGTGCACTTACCGTCAGATTACCAGTTATGTCTATACCATCGTTTGATGTTCTTAAATATACGCTATTTGCATGACTTAATTCTATTGACCGATCAGCAGAGACACTCAATGATAGTTTATCAGATAGTGCAATAATTTGATAATTATTAGCAGAACCTAATTTTAGTATACCACTATTGCCCCCACCAGGTGCCATTCTTACAAATGGACTTTGGAAAGTTGTGACACCAGCGATGCTTACATTATCAAGATTTGTATGTCCATCAACGTCTAAATCATTAGTTATAGTTAAATCAGGTGCGGAAAGGTTTTTTTTCCAAGCTGATCCATTCCAAACGTAAGTAACATTATTTGCTGTATATGTTTGTCCGTTTGAAGGACTATCAGGAAAATTGAAAGCTGCCATATTATGAAGGTTTGGTAGGGAAAGTTGCGTTTTCTGGATCTGCTTCAGTTGCAGGTAAATCTCTTAAACTTTGACGATATGTTTTCCACTCAGTTTTTTTTGAGTCAGTTAAAGGTGAATCTGTAAACTGTGTCCAATCACTTTCCTTCAATAAAATATCTCTCATATGTCGGAGAGCACCAACATAATCAGTTCCAAAATTTTCTTTTATTGAAGAATAATCAGTATCCATTTATCACGTTTCTAGATATTTATACTATATTATATAATTTGTATCTCCCATATTATTACTAGCTATCCAACCAGTTGCAATGTACTTTGGTTCGTATGGTGGATTACCTCGATGTAAATGGGTAAAAGAACCAGGAAAAATTAAAACCCTACCTGCTTTTGATTTTATTTTTTGTTTTTGATATAAAAATTCTGTTTCTCCACCTTCTTTCACATCATTAAAATATACAGACCAAACTAAAGTTCTACTCGCACATACGATGTTATTTGATTCTGAGTGCCAATCATGATATCCTTCAGTTGGTTTTGTTTTTTGAAGCAAACAAGTTGTACTGTGATAATCAAAATTTTTTAAAAATGGATACCATTCCAAATATTCTTGCATACAAATTTTAACAGCACACATTATGTGATGTGAAATTGTAGGATTAAATGCAGCGATATCTAATTGAGAGTCTTTGACACTTGTATTACTTCTTGGCATTATCTGAGTTGACTCATCAAGCAAATTTATTATATAAGTACAAAAATCATCTGTAATAACATTATCCCATACACCAATAAAATCTTCATTTAAATAAAGTACTGGATGATTTATTTTGTTGTCAAACATCAGAAACCCCTTCTAATTTATCAATTGGGTTCTCTATTTTTCTCATAGTAATTGTTTGTGATAATCTATTCAAAGTTTCATTTCTAAATGTCTCGACAGCAGCACCAGTTTCCCTCTGCTTCTGTGAGTTTTCAATTAACAAAATTGGCAACCAAGTTACAGCACAACCCCATTCGTCAACTGATTCACCTGTTTGAGGATTTGCTCCTCTTATCTGAGTGAACCAAGAACATTGTAATCCGATGCAATCTTTTCCTATAAGTGGACAAAATTTGCCCTGTTCAAGTTTCATAATTAGTCCTTTGCTGCTATTATAACATCAGTATAAGCAACATTCAAGTTAAAGTTAGGATTTGTAAATCCGTGATCGTGAGTGCTTCCACTACCTCTAGATGATGTTCTACCAACGTTTGATACAGAACCAGAAGCAGAAATATTATAACCTTCATAAAGGTTCGATGCACCAGAACCAGAACCAGGATAGTTATTAGAGCTCATATTTGAACCATTACGTCTTTGACCGTGATTTCCTGATCTAAATGCAAAGTGATAGTGTTCTGGCATCTGTGCAGTCGTTAGTGCGTGACCTTGAACATTACCATTAGATGTCGTAACTGTGCTGTTTAAAACTCCTGTAAATGAGTTACTACCACCTGTACCTGCTGTACCACTGACAAGTCTCAATGCACGGTTATCAACTCCAGATGTTACTTTTGTCCAACCAGTTGGTGCTGATGTTTGTTGGAATAACATTCTTGTTCCAGA